CGGTTACTGATTCGTGTGCTAAACGAGCCCACTCCATTACTGCTTGCGCACCAGATGGGGTTACAGGATCGTATAGGCTTAATGTCATATCATTCCATTTAACTTTACCTTTTACTTTACGGTAAACGTTAATGTGGTCTAATATAATTTCACCAGCATCAAATCCAGGAGCAGATGCGGCTTTAATCAAATATGATGGAATACCATCTAGATACATGATAAACCTATTCTGAACTTTAGGTTCAAAAGCGGTAAACATTATTTCGTTAGCGTCTAATACTGCCATTTTATGTTATGTTTTTATTGCTATATATAAATATTAGCAACTACATCCCCTATGCAGGGAATGTAGCGCCAGTTGGTTGTACGTTAAAGTTCAAGATAATGAATTCAGCAGTCTTAGTTGGTTGAATATAAATCTGACCTACTAATTGGTTACGATCGATTACATCAGGTGTGTTATTGGAATCATCCATTACTACCTTATAAGCATATAAGCCTTGACGTTGTACTACTGATTCAAGATATGGGTTAACTTGAGATAAGAATCTATTACGAGTTACATTTGTATTTTGTTCAAATACTAAGTTATTACCTACTTGACCTATGTAATTTTTCAATGCAATCAATAAACGACGAACGTTTACGCGATCAAGTGCTGTTGATTTTTTCTGTAATGTTTTCTGACCAAATACTACAACACCTTCTCCAGGGAATGTAGCTAATGGGTTAACATTTGCATTATATAATGTATCACGATCTGCTTGAGATAATTTTCTTTCAGCACGTAATACTGCAGGAACACCACCACGGTTTAGACCTGCTGGAGCAAACCATTCAGCACCTACTTGATCATTGAATGCAAATACACCACCAATTATAGTTGAAGCTGGAGCCCAAACTGATTTACCTAATCCTGAACTGAATAATTGGATCCAAGGCCAATATGTTGCAGCGTAGTTGCTTGACTGACCTTGAGCAGCAGTAGCAGCACTTGTTACAGCAGAGCCATATAATTTACAATCAACAATTGCAATTGCATCACCTCTATCTTCACAAGTAGAAATCATAGTTGATACTGCGTTGCCGGTTGTATCAAGGGTTAAACCAGGAGCTAATAATACGTTGAATTGGAATTCATCTTTATTATTCAATAATTGGAAAGCTTCTACGTAATCAACACCACTAAATCCTTGAATATTACCTGCTGTAATAGTCTCACCCATGTTTTGAGTAGCAGTTGTTGCAGCAACACCACCACTAAATGAACCACCAAATGAACCACTTCCAGCAGCTGGTAAACTACCACTGTATTGAGCAGCCTTATAATTACCGTTATTATCAAATGAATCTGGTTGAACTCCAGCTACAGATTTAACACGAACTAATTGAGAAGCATTTGTATAAGAACCTGTATAATTAATAACATTATTTATAGCATCGTATACTGGTTTAATATCACCAATTACACGAGAAATAAAGTTAGGTAACATTGGATCTAATGATAAGTTAGGCCATGTTTCTAAATAATTTTGTTGGGCATTATTATCATTACCAGCACGAATACCTAAACTGAAGGTACCACTTCCTGTTTGTACATTAATAACTTCCCAACGAACGTTAGTTGCACTACCGCTTGCTAAAGCACCACTTACTATACTAGAAGTGTTATTCATTTGATCACCCCAAGCTAATGTCTCAAGTTCAAATGAAGCACTAGTATTAGTTGAAGTTGCAGTAGCGCTTGCATATGTGCTATAACCTGAACCACTAATAATTCTGGTAACTAGTAATGTTTGTCCACCATTTTGAAAGAAATCTTTAGCGGCTAATGATGTGAAATATTCATAGTAGTAACTACCACTTTTAAACGTTTCTCCGAATTTTGCTATGTATTCACTATATGAAGTAACATAGGTAGGAACGTACGGTTGACCCAACACAGTTGGACCAACAATAGCTGTTGCTGAACCTACAATGCCTCTTTGAACCAGCGATTGATCTGATTCATTTTGGAATACACCAGGAGATAAAATTGCTTCTGCCATTTTGTATATTTGTTTTTGAAAAAATTAATAGGATTGACCTACCGATAAATATCCAAAATCAATTATAAAACGCAGAAATATTACTGGATAGGCGTGATCTCTCCGGTTTCTGGATTAATTGAGCCAGTGCCATACTTTTCCTGGAGAGATTTAGTTAGTTCATTTTCTTTTTGTTCGATTGTAGCTAAATCACCTAATAATGCTTTTTTACTAGATTCAAGTTTTTCAACTTGTTCTAACAATGCTAAGCGCTGTGCTTCAGCTACACCAATTTCAAATAAGGTTTGGTTGTACTTTGATTGTAAATCTCTAACTGGTTGTAACTCTTCTTGTGTTAATTGTGCCATAACGTTTTTATTTTTCCCATTTAGCTAATGGGCAAGCTTCAGGACCTCTAGGACTAAATACTTTTTTACTTAGTGGACAGCCACATTCACTGCATACTAATATATTAAGTGCAGGAACATGAGTTTTTTTATCACATGAATCACAAATACCAGATCTATATTCAGCTAGTGCTTGTTCTTCAGATGTTGGATTAGCTGCTGTTACCCACGCTTGAAATATTTCTGAAATTTTATTCATCAATTTTAATTAGTTTGAAGAAAGTAACATAGACACCATTTGTTTCTACATTTTCAAATTCTGCTAATTTGAATGGATGATATTCTAATTCACGTTCTTCTTGAAGTAATGAATTAAAGTCATTTTGAAATAAAACAAAACTAGGATTTATTTCGCGGGAAATTATTTCTTTAGTATCATCATCAATTACTTCATTGATATAAACAGGAATGCTAACAGCACCGTCTTTTTCAACACCGTATTTTTTAATTAATTCTTCCCTAAGTTTTTCTACTGATTCTTTCTCAGTAGAAACTTTTTTAAGTAGATCGTGTAACCAATATTTTGTAGTTAATTTAATCTTTTCACCTAGTAAACCTTTAGCTACAGTTTCACCAGTTTGATTATTAATTAATCCATTTAGTTCACTTTCTAAAGAATAAAATTCTTGTAATTTTAACGTAACTTTTTCCATACTAATTACTTAGTTTTTTTAACAACTGTTTTTTTAACAGCACTTTGTTTAGCGGTTCCTTGTTTAGAGGTTCCTTGTTTAGCGGCTCCTTGTTTAGCAGCATTTGCTTTTCTTTCTGCTTTTTGTTCTGGAGTAGCTACTGGTTCTTCTACTACTGGAACAAATACTGTTGGGTCGGGAGTTGTATTTTCAACTACAATCGGATTAACAGGACCAGATGTTTTTACATCATCATGAGATGATTTTTTTCTAAGAGAAAGAGCAACGAATGCGGCAGCGGCTAAAGCAAGAACAATAATAACTTGTAACATAAATTTTTATTTTTTGGTTTACGTATATAAATATATAAAGAAAGTAGAAAACAACCAAATTTATTTTAACAAGCAGCACCATTAGTATCTACTGTAATAGCTACGTTTCTATTTGAAGTAACATTAGATACTAAAACATTACATGATGTATACGGACTGCCAGGACAAGTAGTTGAGTTAAGTGTTCTAGACATAAAATATGTATTGGATCCATCTGATGCTCTTATTGAAGCTGAGTTTCCTGATACTACTAAAAATGATCCTCTTGATGCACAAGTAGTACTATCAAATGAAGAACCAGCACTAAGCCAGTTAGTTCCACCATCTAATGTATATTCAAATGTAATAGGAAGACCAATCCCAGTTAATTTACCATATATTGTTACTAAATAACTTGGTGTTGTTTGTACCCATATTTTAAAAGAAGCAGGCATATTTAATTATTTTAATTATTATTAACAACCACCAGGTACACAAAAACAATCATTTAATTGACGAATTACTACATAATATATGTAATTCCCGTAAGTAGCATTATAATTGTAATTATATGATATTTTTTTATTAACATTATCTCTTATAGATCCACTATCTATAAGAATTGCTGTTGCTGATGAATATACATATCCGCAGCCAGTCATAGTAGTATTACTTACTCCTGTTTGTGTCCATGGTTTTCCATAAAATATCATCCAACAGCCAGTATCTGCACTGCTTCCTGTAATAGGACTTCCAGATATATTAAGACTTAAAGTTGTAGCTGATGTGCCAACATCAACAGGTACCATAGATGTAAATCCATTACATTGAAAATTTAATACTCCATCAAAATGACTATATAAACTAGCAGTTGCTTCTGTATTAATACCTATTGTGTGGTCATATAAATACCAATCAGATAATCTTAAAGGAGCACTCATTGTTATATTAGTAGAATATCTAAGAGCATTAGTTCCACTTCCACTTCCTGAAGATATCAAATTAATAGGAGCATAATCTGCATTAGATCCAATACCAAGACATCCAGAATTAGTTCCTGAAGCCCATCTTGAAAATGTATAGCTAGTAAATGTACTTTGAGATGTTTCTGTTCTTACATCATTAAACGATATTTGTCCGCTACTTGGTAATGCCATGTTATTTTATATTTGACCGTAAGGAGCAGCTTTATATTCTCTTCCATTAAGATCAGCAGCTTGTAATTCAGCTGCTTTATCTATTGCCTCTTGTTCAGTAGGATAGATATATTCTGGATCTTCTAGGTTAAGTTTAGCTACCCAAATCTGATCGTTTCCTGGAATAAATTGCATTAATACAATATACATAATTTAAATTTTATAGCCAAGGGGCTTGTTGAACTAATACGGGTGGGTTAATTTGATTTTCTATTTGTTGAGCTATATTTTCTTCTATTCTACTCATATCCATAGAACTACTTACCCAATCATATACGATTTGGTATGTTAATTCTTCAAATGGAACAAATGCAGAACCACTATTGTAAGTTACTGGTTGGGTTCCAATTGATGATCCTTGATATGATCCTGTAGAACCATATGCTTGCCAATGCACTAAGAATACTACATCTGTTTGTCCTGATGCTGTAGGATACGATTCTAGTGGGTTAAAATTCCATGTGTAAGCTATTGCCATATTATTTGCTTTGTAATAAATATTTTAATTCTTCTATTTGTTTTTGTTGTTCTTTAATTGCTTCAATAAGTAATGGTACTATTTTTTCATATTTTACTGCTTTATAACCATTATCTCTTTCTTTTACTACTTCAGGTAATACTTTTTCTATTTCTTGAGCTATAACTCCAACATCATGTCCTTCAAATCCGTGATATTCTTGATTTGGTATCCAATCAAACTCATATCCACCAATTTGAGTTATTTTATCTAATGCATTTGAAATTGAAGTTATATTAGTTTTAAAACGAGCATCTGAAGTACTAAATGCTACTACATCATTTGCAGCATCTATTCTACCTACTGTTGCATTTGGAGCAATATTACCTACTGCTAGTGAACCTGTAATTCTAGCACTTCCACTTACATCTAGTCTATACGAAGGGGTAGTATTTATACCAACATTACCTCCAGAGGTAATAATCACTCTAGGAGTAGTAGATCCAACCCCTGTTTGTAAGGAGATAGTTTGTCCTTCTACAACTAAAGATTTATATTCGGCACCCCAATCAACTGCTCGTAAATAACCTACTCCACCCTCTACTGATATTATAGTAGCTGTGCCTTGTGCGCTAGTACCAGTAGAAGCTCCAGTTGCTGCTATAGCTCCTAATACTTCTAATTTATCATATGGAGAGGTAGTACCTATTCCAACATCACCACCACCAAGTATTGTAAGTCTTACAGTATTATTTGTAGCTAAATATATTGGGCTGTTATTAACTTGATTAATATAGAAATCATTAGCTGCACTCGCACAATATATTCTACCTCCATTATTATTGGCGGAATCGCCAAAATACATAGCATATGCATTATTTACTTTTATATTGCCTCCTACTACATGGAGTTTTTCAGTAGGAGCTGTAGTACCTATACCAATACTACCTCCTGCAGGTTGTAAATTTAAAGCGTTTGTATTATAAATATATTTTAATAAGTTATTACCGGCCGTACCATAGAAATTTATAGTATCTGCGGAATCATATCTTGATTCAATATCAAAATAATAAGTGGCTGGTGATGTTGCTGTAGATAATCTAAGTTTTACACCATCTCCTTGTACGTCTAATTTTGTAGCTGGGGAAGTAGTGTTTATGCCTAAATTACCACCATTATCTAAAACCATTCTTTGGGTAAGAGTAGCAATGGATCCTGTATTTACTGTTTGAGCAGCTCCAGTATACCATCTAAAACTTCCATCAAACGAAAATGCTGCTCTTTCTACGGCAATTGATGTAGAAGAACTAAAGGCATTAGTAGTACCAGCACTAGGAATTACTCCATATCCTATTACAGGACCTCCTGATGATCTATTAGTACCTATATTAGTTAAATGACCAAGAACGCCATATTGGTCTTGCAATAAAATAGTTCCTTCTGTTGCTGTATTGGTACCAGCAGATATACTTCCATCTCGAACATCTAATTTTGATGCTGGGGTTATAGTACCTATACCTAAATTACTGCCTGAACCAAACAATGTTGGACCTCCACTACCTAATTTAAGGCCACCTACAGCTGAGTTTTGTACTCCATATAACCCTGCAGTATTAGCTACATTTATATCCCAAAATTCATGATCATCACCACCTCTAATATATGCTGCATTACTAGCATCAACGAATACTGTAGTTGTTGCGTGTACATTTCCTGATACATCTAATGTATATGCTGGGGCTGTATTGCCTATACCAATTCTACCACTAGAACTAACAGTCATTCTAACAGTACCATTAGTTTCGAATTGTAAGTTTTGAGCATCATTTGTACCTAAAATAGCAGTAGCACCAAAACTATTTCCGTTTTGAATAAAGGCATTTGCTACGTTAGTAGCAAAGGATGCAGTTTGAGCATTACCTGCATTTAAAGCATAAGATGCACTTCCAGCATTTGTTGAGAAGGATGCAGAAATAGTAGTACCTGCATTTGTTGCATATGATGAGCTATTTGCGTTTGTTGCAAATGAAGCACTTTGAGCAGTACCCGCATTTATTGCGTATGATGCTGAGGTTGAAGATGAAGCATATGAAGCAGATGTTGCTGTTGAAATAGAACCACCAAAGAAAGAAGCAGTTTGAGCAAAGGAAGCAGTACCTAATAATGAACCGGTATATGATGAAGCTGATACATTACCTTGAATCTGGAGTAGAGCTAATGTTGGAGTTGCAGTTCCAATACCAATAGGTCCACTACCACTAATAGTCATTCTAACAGTACCATTAGTTTCGAATTGTAAGTTTTGAGCATCATTTGTACCTAAAATAGCAGTAGCACCAAAACTATTTCCGTTT